ATCTTCACACGGGAGTCGGCGGGGTGATTTTCAATGACCACTGCCGCTTGGTTGTCACCGGCGTCGGCACGTAGCGCACCGGTCAGGTTCTCCCACACATGACCGCCAATGCGACTGACCGCGCCAGGCTCGAACACTATCGGTTGATGCCCGTGTTCCTGCGCCCGAAGCGTACCCGTCACATCCTCGGACAGATCCATGCAAGAGCCGCCTTGGTCATTCAGGCACATTGTGCTTCCAACGCCAGCCGCAGCACCTCCGGCAGTTGCTTTCCACGGGAAGCCGCCCTGCGGAGGATTCCCTGACAGGCGAGTTTCGTCAAATAGTATTTCTCCGGCACGTTCGCCTGTAAAATCGACGACAATGTAACAACGGCGGCGTCTCTGGGCGACTCCCCAAAATTGAGCGTCAAGCGTCCGCCAACCGATTGAGAAACCGTCTCCCACGATTTCGCCTGATGTAGACCACTTGCATTTTTCAGGCAAAGGTACTGACAGGGTTTCGTCTTTGATTTGAATAAGTTCATTGAGCACCTCCTGAAAATCAAGCCCGCCGTTTGAAGAGTACATACCCGGTACGTTTTCCAGCACGGCGAACTTGGGGTATTCGTTATCTGTGGCGGCAAGCATTTCTCTGATGATTCTGATTACCTGAAAGAACAGCCCGGACCGCTCGCCGTGTAGCCCTACACGTTTACCCGCCACCGAGAGGTCTTGGCAGCAAAAACCGCCCGTGATGATGTCCACGGGCGGCACTTTGGAGCCGTCTATTTTATTGATGTCACCATAGTGTTGTACACTCGGCAGCCGTTTGGTCGTGACCCTTATCGGGAACGGTTCGACCTCTGACGCCCAAAGCGGTTCGATGCCTGTTAAAATGGCTCCGAGCGGAAAACCGCCGGAGCCGTCAAAAAGCGAGCCTAATGTCAGTTTGTTCATATCATAACGACCTCCTTCACGAGGTCGGCGTATTGAAGCGTTTCACCGTTTCTCTCGCAAGTGATATCCGCGCCGCCGTTCTGTTTAAACTCGGCGTAGCGACGGAGAATCACCGAAGCGTACTTTTCGTCGAGTTCGAGCATGAAGCAAGTGCGGTCAAGCTGCTCGCAGGCGATGAGCGTCGAACCGCTCCCACCGAAGGTGTCCAGCACAATGGCGTTTGCTTGGCTGCTGTTGACGATGGGGTATGTCAGAAGGTCGAGCGGCTTGCTCGTCGGGTGGTCGGCGTTCTTTTTCGGTTTGTCGAAGTTCCAAATGGTGGTCTGCTTGCGGTCGGAGTACCATTTATGCTTGGCGGTATCCTTAAAAGCGTACAGCACCGGCTCATGCATCTGTTGGTAATCGCCGCGCCCAAGCACAAGGGCGTTCTTTACCCAGATACAAGTTGTGGAATAATGAAACCCCGCGTCCACGCAGGCGCGGAAGAAGTTTACCTTTTCCGAATCCGAGTGAAAACAGTAAAAAGCCCCGCCGTCGGCGAGGTTATTATAAAAACACTTGAACGCCGAAAGAAGGAAGTTATAAAACTGGTCTGCCTTCATGCTGTCGTTCTTGATTTTCAGGCCGCTCGAACCCTCGAAGTTCACATTGTAGGGTGGGTCGGTCAGAACGAGGTTTGCTTTTCGTCCGTCCATCAGCTTCTTGACGGTGTCGGCATCGGTCGCGTCGCCGCAGATGAGCCGGTGCCGTCCGAGCGTCCATACATCGCCGGGCAAAACAAAAGCCGCCTGTTCAAGGGCGGCTGTGAGGTTGAAATCGTCATCTTGCACTTCGCCGTCGGAGTCCGCGAACAGCTTTTCAATCTCGGCGGTGTCAAAACCCGTAATCTCCAGGTCGAAACCATGTTCTTTTAGGTCAGCGAATTCCAGAGCCAACAGTTCCTCGTCCCATCCAGCGTTGAGTGCCAGACGGTTGTCGGCAAGAATGTAGGCTTTTTTCTGCGCTTCGGTCAAATGCTCCACGAACACGCAGGGGACTTCATTCAGCCCTTCGGCTTTGGCGGCAAGCACCCGCCCGTGACCCGCGATGATATTATAGTCCTTATCGCAGATAATCGGGTTGACAAATCCGAACTCCCGAAGGCTTGAGCGCAGCTGCAGAACCTGCTCCTTGCTGTGGGTACGGGCGTTGCGTGCGTACGGGATAAGACGGTCGATGTTCACCTTTTCAAATCGTTCTGTAGTCTGCATTGATTAAAACCCCCTGTTCGTTAGCAGTTCGAGGAAGGCGTTTTTCTCCTCATTCTGGGTACCACTGTGCCTGTTGATGATTTGCATGATCAAGTTGAAGTCCGCTTGCATCGCCTTGTAGTAACCGGCACCGGCTGTGACGTAAGGCGAGAGCTTTAAGTCTTTGGTCATGCGCCCGATTTTTCGGTTCATGCACTCGCAGGCGAGGAAGCCTTGTCGATTCAGAACATAATCCGTTATCGTCTGCGGAGCGACAAAGCCCTCGCAGCCACGAGCGGCGATGTATTCTTCAATTTCGGTTCGCAGCACATCCGCAGACGGCACTTCCTTTTCGCATTCCTTCATCGCCATTGAGAAGTAGTCCGCCATGACGTTTTTGGAATAAATCTTCTTCGGCGCCGGGACAGGAGTCGCATTCGGCTTCGCTTTGCCTTCCAGTTTCTTGTCGTTTATATTTTTCCGAGGGCGTCCTGCCCCCGGACGATAGCCTCCGCTGGGCATTGTCATCACCTCGTTTTGATATTTGATTTTTTGATTTTTGATTTTTGAAAAATTTATACGAAAGGCCGAGCGCGCTGCCCGGTCAAAAGGTTGTAGAGATGCAGACCGCCCCTCGGTCATCGACATATCTAAAAGTAATCGCCTTTCTCTGCGTGCAGACGGCTGTGGCATTCGGAACAGAGAGCTTGAAGATTCGACCAGTCGTTCGTTCCGCCGTCAGTCAGCTTACGCCTGTGGTGGACGAGCGTTGCGGAAACAAGCCGTCCCTGTCTCTTGCACACCTCGCACAGCGGGTTCGCAGAAAGGAATGCCGCTCTAATCCTGTTCCAGCTCCTGCCGTAACGTTTGTTGGATTCGGGGTTGCGGTCGAAGTGGTTGTAGTGTTTGGCTTCAGCTTTGGCATGTTCCTCACAGTACCGCCCGTTAGTCAGCTTGGGACAACCGGGTTGCGCACAAGGCTTCTTTGCTTTGTAGGGCATTTGTTTTCCCTCCGTTCTCAGGGTATAGAAAAAGGACGCCCCGTGTGGGAACGTCCTCATTGTTTCGCCATCATAACAATATCATAAGAGTCGTGTGGCTTTCTATGGTTTTAAGTGGCGAATCGCTTCAACCTCGTTCAAAGCCTTGTTATGAAGCCGATGCACCCACCGTATGTCAAGGTGCAGTTCCACCGAAATCTCCTCCCAAGTTTTGAAGCACAAATACCTTAGTTCCAATATGGTCTGTAGGTCAGGTGCTTCCACGCACTTTATAATGGTGACGATTTCGTGCTTTAGGTCTACAAGGGCATTAAGGTCGGTGTTTATTTCCGACTCCAAATCCATCATCTTCACAATCACGTCCTCCAGTCGGTGGATGTTGCGTGTCTCCTTGCTCGGCGGCACGTCAGACAGCGTGGCGACGGCTTTGGTGGAGAGGTCTCGTAACGACTGCACCTGCTCCAGTTTGGAGTTGATGCGACGGTCAATGTGGTAGGCTTGGGAGAGGTACTCCTTTGCCGTCAGTTCTTGCGTGTTCATAGGCTTGCCCTCCGATACAATGTGGTTTCCCTCGGATTGGCAGCTTTTGGCTCCTTTGATTGTCACAGATTTGCTTTCACCGCGTCGATTAAGGCGGTCTGCGTCCTGTCCTTTTCGGATAGGGCTTTTATTACCCGCTCGTCAATGGTGTCTTTGGCGGTGATATGGTGGATGACCACCGTTTCGGACTGTTGACCTTGCCGCCATAAGCGGGCGTTGGTCTGTTGGTATAATTCCAAACTCCAAGTCAGCCCGAACCATATAATTGTGTTGCCGCCCGATTGCAGGTTCAGCCCGTGACCCGCCGAAGCAGGGTGGATGAGGGCGACAAGCAACTCGCCACGATTCCATCGGGCGATTGATTCCGATGTATCCATCTTGGAAAATGGGATGTGGCGGGATTTCAGCCTTAAGGAAATCCGTTCCAAATCGTGCTTAAACCAGTAGGCAACCATGACGGGCTTGCCGTTGGCAGCTTCAATTAAGTCTTCCAAGGCATCAAGTTTACGGTCATGGATGTGGTAGAAATCTCCGCCGTCGCCGTATACCGCACCGTTTGCCATTTGGCACAGCTTATTCGAGAGAGCGGCGGCATTGGCTGCGGTGACCTCGCCATCTGCAAGCTGAAGCACCAATTCCCGCTTCATCTCGTCATACCGTTCCCGCTCATCGTCCAACATCCGTACGGGGTACTCGGCGGTGACTAATTCCGGCATTTTCAAGTGATCGGTTGATTTCATACTGATGGTGATGTCGGCGATTTTGGTGTATATCCGTTTTTCGGCATCCGGCAGAGGCTTATAACTGAAGATGACCTGACCGTTACGCTTATCGGGTACAAAGTAGTCCGTGCGGTACTGTCCGATAAACCTCCCGAGCCGCTGACCCATATCAAGAAGCCGAAACTCAGCCCACAAGTCCATCAAGCCGTTGCTGCTGGGCGTTCCCGTCAGCCCAATGATGCGTTTTACCTTGGGGCGGGCTTTCATCAGCGACCGGAATCGCTTTGACTGGTGGGACTTGAAACTGGACAACTCATCGACCACCACGGTGTCGAATTCGAAGGGCATCCCGCTTTCCTCAATCAGCCATTGCACATTCTCACGGTTTATAATGTAAATATCGGCTTGTTTCCAAAGCGCCGCTTTGCGCTCCGCTTCCGTACCGACCGCAACGGAGAATTGCAGGTCGGAGAGGTGTTCCCATTTCCGCAGTTCTTCTGGCCATGTATCACGGGCTACACGGAGTGGGGCGATGACCAATATGCGGTGTGCTTCGAAGCTGTCAAACAATAAGTTAAATAAAGCAGTCAAGGTAATCGCCGTCTTGCCAAGTCCCATATCGAGCAGGAGGCAGGAGATGGGGTTCGCCTCGATGAACGCCGTGGCGTATTCCTGATAATTATGTGGCAGATATTTCACGAAGCACACCTCCAATCTGTTCTGCATCGTCCAGTACAAAAACCTTATAGCCCAGCCGCCGTAACATCCCGTGCCTTGCTTCCTGCAACTGGCGGGGTTTTTCGCCTTGCTGCTTCACTTCCACAAAGCCGCACTTCCCATCGGGGAGAAGCACAAGGCGGTCGGGCATTCCGTCGAAACCGGGGCTTATAAATTTGGGCGCGATACCTCCCATCGCCTTGACCGCCTCCGTGAGTTTGCGTTCCAATGTTTTCTCTCGCATTAAGACCTCCGATTTCTCATTGCCCAACTTGCCGATTCTGCCTATAATTCCTACGCGGGCGTATTGCGTATGCCCATTGCTCTTATTATTACTTAAATAAGATTTAATAGGGAGAACATCGGCAATATGGGCAATGGCTGTGGTAGAACCACGGTATATTCGGGGCTTGCGACTTTGCCGATTAAGGTTGCCCAAGCCCTGACAGGCAATCATGAGCAACGGCGCCGCCATCATTTGTCCCTCACGAACACGCGCTGGACGCCGTACATCGGCACAGCCTTTTTGCCGGTCTTGTTGCCCTCGTACTTCGCCCAGCCGCCTATCTGGTTGATGATGCCTTCAATTTCGTAGGAGTCCGCTTTTTTGATGGACTCGCGGGACTTCCCGAAGCATTCGCACCAAATCTCCATAATGCAGACTTGACTCCGGCGCACAGTGCCTTTTGCCCTCGTGGGGTCGTCGGTGGAGCGGAGGTATTCGAGCCTGCGGTAAATGTCCATTGTGTCCCAGTTGTCCGGGAGCAAGGCTTCAAGGTATTCCGATACCAAGCCCTCGCGGTCGTCGTTCTCCATAGCGTCACGCTGCTCGGCGAATGCCGCTAACGCGATGTCGCCTTTTAAGAACAATTCCTCGCCCTCGGAGTACCTGACAAGGGCTTCCGCCCAAATCTGTTTAATCTCCGTAATCTCCCAAGCGCGGTACTTGCCGCCGCCCGAAACACGTACCGGCCAGAAGCGGCGGTTGCCGGTGATGTCCCGAAGGAATCCGCCATCCGAGTTGGTCGTGCCGACGATGATGCATTGACGAGGGTGGCTTTCCACGGCTCTACCGTAAGAGGGGCGGTACTTGTCGTCGGTTCGGGTGATGAACGACTTTACCGTCTCCACATCCATTTTCTTAATGCCCGCGAGTTCCCCAAGTTCCAGAATCCAGTAGCCTTGCAGCTTCTCCGGTGCGGTCTTATCCTTCATATCTGAAATGGAGAGGCTGTCGGAGTACCATTTGCCTCCGAGCCGTGAGAACAAGGTAGACTTGCCGATGCCCTGTTTACCGTTCAGAACGAGGATGGAGTCGTGTTTTGTTCCGGGGCTTAGGATTCGGGCGACCGCCGCCACAAGCGTCTTTCGGGTGACGGCTCTGGTGTAAGACGAGTCCTCCGCGCCGAGATAGTCGATGAGCAGCGTATCCAATCGGGGAATCCTGTCCCATGGCGGCAGGCTGTTCAGGTACTCCCGAATCGGGTGGTAAGCCCTGTCGTCGGCAACCTTGGTAAGAGCCAGTTCGTAATTGCGAGCCGAGAAAGTGCCGTAGCGTTTATCCACATACGCCACAAGCTGGGCGGTGTCGGCGTCGCGCCAAGGCGGGTGAGGTCGCTCCCACGGGAGGTTCTCGCCGTATATCTGGTTCGCCAGTTTATTGTGGCGGATGCCGCTGATTGCATCGTCGTTATTGAGGATAAGGAGCAGGTTGCCCAGCGTGTTGCAGAGGATGCCGCTTTTCTCCCTCTGGAGCCTCGACATCCAATCTTCGCCTTCGGCAAACTCCGTC